TATCAATATTTCTATTATTCTCTATTCCATTTTCAGGATTTAACTGATAACTTTTTTGATATAAATACTGAATAAACTCCTCGATATTAGATAAATAACCACGATGTAATAAAAACGACTTGCAAATATTTTCTGGAATTATTGAATATTCTGTAAGAATTCTCACCTTATTATTTGTCTGATATTGATTCAATGCTTTATTTAGAGCAGCATTAAGCCGAATGGGAAACAATGAATTGAAATCGCAGAAATTTATTTTATCAAGATTCAACGTTAACTTTTCAAAACACACACTCCGATTAGTGTTATATTCATCAAAATATAGATTGAATAATTTATTTATATTATCCTGATCAAACAAAGAGCTATGCAATAATTTTTTAGCCACTTGTTGATTATTTGCTTCAATAATAATGGTAATCCTATTTAACAGATTTGGCTCCGAAATCATGTTAATACTCTCTCTAAATTAATAGATAACTTAAATTTTTAATTTCTTGATAAATATTAAAGTTTCATAATAAATGCCAAGATATAATACGGCACAGTGACATTATTTTTATGGCTGTGCTCACCGCTGGTCAGGTTTATAGAATGAGAGTGTGGCTTTCCCTCACCACTTGGAAATGTGTATGGTCTATACTTAGGTGGATTACTACCTGATGAACCACCGTTAACCCAGTCACGACTAGAAGTATCTGTTGTATACTTATTATGGCACATACCTTTCTCATTTAAGGTTTCACCTTGCTCATGTGTGTGTTTACCATTTTCATCAGCAGTTAGTCCATGCCCATCAGTTTTTCCTGATATATGAACAGTCTGATTCTCTGATGTGAACGTGAATTTTTTATCTTTTTTAGAGCCCGAAAAAGAATTTGAAGACTGACCCCCAATATCCTGTGTTGTACCTCCCATGATAAATCGATCGATTAAATTAGGTGTATCATTCTCACCATTACACAGCGCCCATCCTATAGGAACACTACTACCAGAAAACATCACAATCATTCCTCTGGGGAGTACTTTATCAGGATCAATACTGACACCTTTATCATCAACCTTAATACCATTACCCGCTTTAACTTTTACACCACTTTTACTCAGGCTCAAACCACTTATACCGCTCCAGGCATTACTTCCACTTCCTCCCTCCAATTTTAAATAAAGGCCAGTATTATCAGTTACCACAATACCTCCGCCATCCCAACACTTAACAGCTATGCCATCTGAGTCAACGGAAATACTGCCATTATTCTTGGCCTTAACTTCCACCCCTTCCTTACCAACCGAAATACCATTACCCGCTTTGACTGAAACACCATCGACACCAACATTAATACCATTGGCAGCTTTAACAGCCACATTATCTGTATTTACAACAATGCCATTGCCTTGACCAACACATATTCCATTGTCTTTATTAATCAGACCGCTACCAAGGTCTACAGATAAAATATCCTCTTTTAACATTAATGGAGAAAAGTCTTTATTGGTGATAGTGCCTATTTTTAAATTAAGTGTACCACTATCATCCAGTTTCAATCCTACTCCTGGTCCATTCTGTTTCGGTGCTTGCCCGGTTGCTTTACGACCAATATCAGCAATATTAATTAAATGTTCATAATCGGTTTGTAATGGGATGCTGCCTGCTTTAAAGCGTTTCTTTAAATCATCTGCTGAGGGATCTTCATTGTTATTATTATTTTCTGAACTAAGCTCTGAATTAGATATATTGTGTTTCTTTTCCATTTTTATCACCTTATATATTAGTCTATTCTATTGCTAATATTCTAAAATTATGACCACATAATGACATAGTAATAATTAAAGATAACGAATTTAATAGTACAATAAGTATCTTTTACTGTAATACTATATTAATCCACTTTTTGCCTATAGATAAATTAATCTTTGTCTTTATTCTCTCCAGACTGAAATTGAGGATTTTCAATTGGTGTATTTCCTCTATCATCTTTACTACGATAAATATCTTCTTGAACTTTCGGTACATATAGTAATTGATTACTCTCAATGAATTCAGAATGCCATTCCGTTTCAGATTGACCCATGACCTCAGTTCTCTGCCCTTCAGTGGCAATTCTCATATTCCCTATGCCAGTTAATGCGGAAGGTAGACGTCCCAGCGTTAACATTTCTAAAATATGGTATGCCTCATCTCCTAAAGAAATACCATTATTTTGCCAACGCTTATAGGTGCTGGCAAAATTCCTGAAATGCTCCGGTGACAACCAGTGAATAATCATGGAAACATGAGCAGGAAATTCAGCCAAAATTTCGGTTTTTACCCACGATTCCAGTTTGTGAGGATCGACATTTTTATTCTCAATTAACTGACGATTAATCACTACGCTGACGACAAATGAAAAACGATCAGTATGAGCATATTCTGCACTGGAGAAATACCAGCGATAACGCCATGCATTTTCCTTTTGTGGGAAAGCAACCTTGGTATCTTTATTGCGTGTAATTAATATTTTACCTTTAATACGATCGAATTTTTTTACCGAAGCTTTAAGCATATAGTCAGATGAGGATTTCGTGTTAGCTGACATTTTTTTGGCGGGTTCATAGGAAGTAATTTTATATTTTAGCGTGATTTCGTCACCTTCTTTGATCATAGCAGGAAAGGGACTTTGAGGACTGGAAGTGATCCAGCGTTCATTTTCAGCACCACTTTGATCCGCTTCATCAGCATAAACCAGTTGATAATCCATATCCTCCAACCACACCGGGCTATCACACCAACGCAGATTACCCTCCGTAAATGCCTGCTGTACTTCGTTCAATCGGTATTCCAAAACAACGCTATTACGAGTGTCAAGATAAAATGATGTCTCTGTAATCTCAGTGATCACTTGGCCCCGCAACGTGAATCCATTATCACCTTCGATAATCAGATCAATCATCTGCCCCTGCAATAACCGCCCTGCTGCACTTTGCTGGGTGATAATTAAGTGATGGCTTTTAGAATCAGGATGACTTTTAATTTCCAGTCCATCAGGTGTTTGTTTACTGTCAAATGCCACATCAGGTTTCACGGGTAAGAGCCGACGATGTTCAATCAGGTAGAAAGGCAGATCAGCCAAATCTGGCGTTTCACTAAAACATTTTCTTCCCAAACCCAATCGGGCCGCAATCCGTTTTTGCAGCGCTGATACTTTATCTATCCGAATATTATTGCGCTGATAGGCCAGCTCTGGCTGTTGAGCCAAATAATCGCGCTGAGTAGACAGAAAATCCTGTCGGCTAAGTATAAGTGGTCTGGCTGCTCGATGAGCACCAAAATAGCCTAACAGATATTCAAGGATAGCCAGCTCCTTTGCATAGTTTCTCTCCTGAATAATGCCTTTATGAGAGATATATGAATCATTATGAAGCTTTTCTACCAAATCAGATTCTATATTTTGATGGACTTTATGGCTGACTGTATTCGCCTTAAAAGGCCATTGTGCGCCATATACCGTATTTCCTCGTTGTTTAAAAGCCAATAGTTTTGGCAATAAAGCAAGTTCGGCACAGCTGTTAGCTAACATTTGTTCAAAAGGCAGTATAAATTGGTGTAACTGCACTTGTTGTAGGGTCTGTTTATGAGTTTGCAATCCATAGCAGGCAGGTAATTTATTACTCACCGGATAGTAATCTAGGGCTTTACGATGCCTGCCCCAATTCAATAATTCTGGATGTGTAGTAAATAGTGGCTCCTTAATGACCTTTTTCTCTATATCTTGTTTAAATACGGTTATATTAACCCCACCTTTAGCGGTAATGGTAAGTGGGCTGTTTGATGAAGTAATCAATTCTAAAGGGTCACGGCTCCATAGTCTGGGATAATATCCTTTAACAATTTCCCAAGACCAATGATCACCCGATAACGGAGAAATAATGTCAGCATCATACTTATCTAATTCCAGCCGGGTAACGCCTTGAACACCTTTAATAGCCAATAATCGGTTAACCAACGGGCTTAAATTTAATACCATAGAAGCGTTGTAGTCTCTGATCGGCGGTAATTTAGGTATCCAGCCGTGGTGTAAATAAGGGCCATCAAAGATTTCTTCATTACTGTAACCCATTTCTTTCAGAGCTTGAGTGGTATAACGCAACGGCTTTTCAAGTATGGTTTGTTCCGCCATCATATAAATTTGCGCAAATATGTCAGCAATATCTTTAACGTCATTATCAAGCTGAATACCAATCTTCAAGGGTAAATCAACGGGTTTTAACCAGATAACCTTACTCACCCATTCTCCCAAATTACGATTATCTTTCAGAAATGCTTTCAATCTATTCTCAGCCAAGGTTTTATTATTCTCACTTTCCCGACTCGGCAGTAAATAAAGCCAATAATTTCCTCTTAATGTTAACTGTTCACCCTCTGATTTTGGCATTTGAAAACTGTATTTTCGTTCCTCTTTGCTATACCAGTATGTGTAGCGTTGATCTTTTGGTTCACATATCAGTAGTACATCATTAAATAAAAAGTAACCATTAACCGTATCGTCACTATGCAAATCCAGCAATGCCCGACGATAATCCTCGGCAGTAATTGGGCCACAAGTCAGCATTTGTTGCGGGCCAAACTCCTCTGGAAAAATACCATTGCCGGGTGTCTGTTCCTCTTTACTGGGCGTCAGCAGATCCTTGAGTGGTAATGAGTGGCGGTAAGCCAAATCTGATGCACCATAACAACACGCTTCTAATAAGGTGACACCAGGATCACTTTCACCCATATCACTCCAGCAGTTACCGGACTGTTGTTCAATAACCGCCTTTGCCTGGTTAAGTAAGGTATCAAAGGCAATATCATCTTTGACGATGGGAAATAAAGCATCCTGATTACTCATGCGCTAACTCCTCTTTTGACCAGACTAAAATCAATACTTCATTATCGTCAGCCCAAATATTTTCACCGATTGCACCTGCCTGCTTTCCCTGTTTTTCCAAGGTTAAGTTCGTCACCCGTTCAACCAGAGAGAATTGCTGGATCGTGGCTAACAACTGGTAATAATCAATGCAGTTACCGGTTGTTACACCAATAGCCGGATTTTCTCCCCACGGCATATAGTTTCGGCTCAATTCCTGTTGTAGCTGATGATGACCGTAGTCAGGATTAACACCTGCGACAAACACCAGTTGATAACGGATCAGGACGTTAACGTAGCTAGGATTGTTAATTTCAATGGTTGCCCAAGGGCTGCTTAATCGGCTTAACCATTCAACCATCTCTGCCAACCGGGCCGGGTTCAGTTCTGGACGTAGCGCATCATTATTATCTTTGTAACGGTTATCGGGGATCACAATTAATGGTTGCTTTCCCGGCGCCGGAATGGTGGTTAATTTACCGCCAGAATGGTGTCTGACATCAAATAGGCTGACAAAATGATCTTTTAGTAAAGTGACCATGTTCCCCCAACTCAGTACCCGGTTACGATGGGACAGCCGGACAGGAATTCGTTTTAGGAAGGCTTGCTCCGTTTCCCGGGGGCGACCGCTCCAGGAAGGCCAAGGTTGAGTGACGTTGCTCATTGCAACAACCGTGTTTACCGGTTGTTTAATGCTGCCAGCGGTCAATCCGTTAATAAAATGATCCTGCTCAACGGTTTCTGTGTTGGCTAAAATTGCCGTGGTAGCGTTATATAACAAGCCCTTAATTCCAGGGTAATCCTGAGGGTCGGTCTTCTCAGTTATCTCTGCTTTCAGCCAATACCGCCCCGTCGGCATCAAGGCTGCCTGATTTGAAGCATCCGGTGGCAATAAAGCGCGCCAGATCCCCCGATCAAACAAGTTACGGGTTTGATCGTCAACTAATTTATCCAACTTAATCCAGGTATTGCTCTTGTTGAGATAAGACCAGGATAAAACGAGTGCTTTAATGCCTTCTAACTGCCAATAGAGAGATAACGTTTGCCCCGGTAGTACCCCCGTAAAGCCTAAATAGAATGCTTCATGGACGAGTGCCGGCATTTCCGCTACTGCCTCGCCCCGGCCAAAAGGCGTCAGAGGATAAACAGTAAATTGCTCAGGTTTAGCTTTAGCGCTGAATTGAACCTGCAATGCATTGATTTGTGGCGTATAGGGTAAATTCTTCCCGGTAGGATCTTGCCAATATTGGGTGTGCATAAAATCCTGCACAGCCAGTTCTATGCGTATTGATGCAGGCCAGTCGTTGGGCTTTGGGCTGTCTGCAAGAGGGTAATTCATTGCCGGTAAGGTAAATTTCAGGCTTTGTCCCTGTGGTGGATCATTAGGCTGTTTGTCTTTATATGGCGGAGCCTGAGTTTCAGTAAATAGCGGTTTAACCTTACCTTCATTTAACTTAATTCTTTCCTGAGGTGTAACTAAATAAGCCTGTATGTTAAATGCACTATTATCGGCAGGCTTAGGGCTATATTTTTCATACCACTTCGCAAAATTCTCTGTAGGCAATCCAACCCATTGAGGAGTTATCGTGAGGGTTGCATTTTCAGTGCCATACCATTCCGGGGCAACCACATTAAAACCGGAGCCCAATGATGGCAATTGACCAAAGGGAAAGCTGGCGGTATCCGTTTGTTCAATACCGCCGTCAGAGGCATAGTACACATTACGGTTGCCGTTAATGCTGATCTCAATATCTTTAATCTTGGGCAGCACAGGCCCCTGAGCAGTGCCCAATTTAAGTACCGGTGCATCAAATGTCATTCCATCAAGGTTGTCAGGAGGCGTGATAGGATCGTCATTAGCTGATAAGCAAAGCATCAGATCATCGGTATCTTTTTCTTTTTTTACAGATTTTACAGACAGAGAGAGCCAGTGGTCTCCCGAACTTATTTTAGCGGTGACGTGACAATCATTACCTGCCCACTTGTCTGCCAGTGTCACTTTAATACTTCGTTCTCCTGCCAACATGGCAAATAGAGGCGAAGTAATCAGATAACCGGAAAGCACCGGAACACCATTAAGCTTTGAGCTAAAAAGTTGGATACCGTTTTCAGGAAATACCATGTTATCTGCAAGATTTAATAATATTGCCGATTTCCAGCTATCCCCCTCTTTCCGACACCAACGTAAGTCGGTCAGTTCCCCTTGATTTGCCAATACATTCGACTCGGACACATAATGTAATGGATTTCCCGCACTATCATGTCCGGCATCAAAGCGGGTTCCTTTAGGAACAAGATATTCAATACGATCCGAACTCAGGGTAATACCTATCGCCACCTGATCCGCTTGGGCATCTCTCGGTTTCAAACCCAATAATTGCCGATAATAAAGATCCCGATGCCGCGCCGGAAAGGTATTAAATAATGTTTTAGTCGTTTCTAATAGTTTTAAAAAAGCCAGTAAAAAAGCCTGATGAGCGGGTAAAAGACCATTTGCTTTATTCGCATGTTGGTAAATATTGGCTAATTCCTGAGGGCTATTTTTCTGAAAAAAATAGAAGCTACTCCAGAACTGTTTTTTCTCTTGATCGAAAGGGATTTTTTCAGCGTATTCTTTAAGCCAGTTTAAAATATCCAGTGTACTTCTTTCATCAAGTTTAAAATCAGTATCCGATACGATAGCGGTAAGTTTATTCGTTAATCCGGTCTGTCCCATAGTTATACCACCTGTTATTTGAATATAACCTTAATATGTTTTCAGGAGATCGTTGTTATTTAAAAAGAAGATTGGCGAGGTTATCTACCCGGCACTGACAGTATATTGACTGGCAATAAAACGGCCTTTTCCCATACTGGGTACCGTTACATCCGGCCCGGTTGACGGATTATTTGCCGGTTGTGACGGCGTAAAACGGGCGATAAACTGCTGCCCAACCACAATCATCGTGACAGGGCTACAGCAAAAATTTACCTGCTGGCGGGTATCCAATTGAGCAATGGTGACCATGCCCATGCCGGGTATCTGGTGACTGGGGGTAATATACTGCGCTTGAAACTGTACCTTTTTTTCATCTCCCACAATCACGATCTTTTTTCCCTGGATTTGCGCGTGCCCACTGCCCCTGATGGTCGCCAGTCCCAAAATGGTGACCTGCCGGTTGCCGAATAAGGGTTCAAATAGCAGGATGTCGCCATCAATAACCAGTTGTTTACTCATAAGATCACCCGTATCGGCCCTTCACCAATCTCAAGAATACCTTCAATTTGCAGGCTGATTTCGCTGCCCCTTAAAGTATAAGTCACCTGAACATGTAAGGTATTAAGCAGATCTGTTCCCTGATTCACCTGAATTTCAGTCACTTCTGCACGGGGTTCATAACGTAATACGCGTTCTTCAATACGTGTTTGAATCCGTGCCATCAATTCATCACTGATATTTTCAAACATATAATCATTTAAGCCGCAACCGTAATCTTCACGCATAATCCGTTCGCCAGGTTCAGTTAAAAAAAGAATTTTCATATTCTGGCGGACATGCTCTGCTCCTTCCGCCATTATTACGCCAGATTGTGTTTCAGGATGCGCATTATCTTTAATAGAAAATTGAGGCGGGAATGCCCACCCCCGGCCATAAATATCAGCTAATATTTTATCTGCCATCTCACTACCCTATTATTGTGTTAAATTAATTTTTGCCCCTTTAATATCAACCCCAGATTTTCCAGCGGCTGACAGGGATTTATCGGCCTGGAGATTAATTTCCTGTGCATGAGTGATGAGATTTTTAGTGGAACTGATGGTGATATCTTTATCCTGCTGCAAAGATAATGTATTTTTTCCACTATTAAACGCGAGCGTCTTATCTTTATTATCGAATATAAGTGCTTGCTGATTCTCTCCTTGCTTAATCACTAACGTTTTCACCAGATTTTTTTCACTCGGTTCCAACGGCGATTTATTTTTAGGGTTATGCATCGATCCTAATATCACCGGAAAACGAGGATCACATTCAAAGAAACCGATAATCACCTCATCTCCCGGTTCCGGGTAGAAGCAAAATCCACTTTCATGGCTGGCATAAGGTTTACTTAAACGGGCAAAAAGAGTGCCGTTAGTTAAGTTTAAAGCCGGTATTTTAACCGGAATACGACCCAGCGATTGGCTGTCCTGGTGGTATTTTTCTACAATCCCGATATGCAGCTCTTTAACCTGAGGCACAATGTGTTCTACATCTGATTGCATACCTAAAGTTAACCGGGTACGCCAACCTTGCCGCTGAGTGATGGTCTGCTTTACACCGGTAATAATCGCCTGACCATCCATCCCCTGACCAAAGCCAGTTAATGCCAAAACATCACCCGGCTTATAGCGATCATCACCCTCAACCTCAAAATTACCGGAGATATTATGGCTTCGTCGGTTGCCTATGATGCCTTGAGCAAACTGCTTGGTTTGTTCATTATCCAATGGGTAGCTTAAAATCCATTGCCACTCTTGGTCGGTAAGCGGTTTCAGAGTGTCCGCCGCAAGCTGACCGCGGCCAAATCCGCTGTTCTTTGCCTGAATCGCCTGAGACAGCTTTTGTTGGGTAATATCCCAGGACTGCACACTTATCGTTTTGGGGCTACGCTGATTATCCCATTGCAGATTAGCTTCAAACAGCACCACGTCCTGGTGGTTACCGCGCTGACGGAGGGTATGTACAGTTGATTGATTCAGTGATTCCGGTGTTACCAACGTAATGGTGTCATTGCCGGGGAGTAACCAGGTATTGGTAGCACTAAGCCGGCTTTTTAGAAAAGTCCAGTCATTACAGCGAAACTGCACCATTTGTTCATGCACCGTCTTAAGCTGAGGCGCTTGTTTTATCGCAACAGGCACACCAGCCTGGCTGAATAACTGCTTGATAATCGCCTCATCGCTCTGTTTACTGAATAGTTGCGAGTGGAAACTATGCGTTAATTTTTGCAGTGGATGTTTTGCCGTCAGAATCATCAGACTGTCCTGACCTTTAAGCCCTAAGGTCTGCCGAACAATGATCCCTTTAAACAACACATTTTTTTGGATCTGCACAATAAGCTCATGATTCGGACGACAACTTGCCAGTTCCGCCTGCGCCTTAGCATCAAAAATATGGCTGGTATCACCGATGATACCTAAAGTGATGTTAGCCGAAGGAATGCCATTGATAGAATAATTTACTGACAAGCTGATGACAGTAAACTGATTGAGTATCTTGCCGCCTATCTTAATCGCTATTGCGGGTATCTTCATACCTCCCTCCGCGCTTGTAGCGTCTGTCCCGGAGTAAAATCATCAAGATTATCCAGACCGTTTTGCCAGGCGAGGGAGAGATAATCGATACCGCCCGCGAGAGAAGCGCCAGCGCCCAGTGCAATCAATGGCAGGGAGAGCATATCGGTTACGTTAACAGCGGTAGCCGGTGGTGATCTTAACTGTTGCTCGGTAGTCTGAATAACAAAACTCTCCTCTGCCACCAGAGATAAAGTGGCAGTTGCCCGCAGCGGGGTAGCATCCCGGTCAAACAAGGTGTAATGAATGCTGAGACCGTCGGCCCGGCAGGCAAAATAGCCTTTGTTTTCCCAGCGCATTTTTCCCCACTTGATTTTAAGAAAGTGAGAGACTTTGGTACCGGCATCAATGGCACAGAGAGTTTTCAGGATCGCCAGTTGAGTTTCTATCGGCGTAGTGTTGCCGGGCATGGATGCATCAAACAACAGATCTAATGACAAGCCGGCAGGTTGAGATGACACATAGTGATTGCTTTGGTGGGTACTGGTAATGCTTTCATCCTTTTTATAACTGGCTTGATAATCCAGTTGGATAGCATCAGGGTTATACATCACCTGTAAACTGCCCACCAAGATTTTACCTTCCCGATCTTTAAAAGCCGTCAGCGTGAGTTTAGACAAACTACGTTCAATTAAGCTCATAATGGCCTCCTGTTTCCCGTAATGCCTCTAACACCTCGTGCTTTATCCTCTCAATCAGGCGAGCGTCATCCAACGCTTCCTGCACTAATGTTCGCGGAGATGACAAATCACTCGCAGAATCGGTAACTTTAGCTTGAATAATCAGTTCTTTAATTTCTACAGTCATGCTTTCACTCCTAACCAGAGCATATCTTGATAACGTAACTCCAGAGAATTCACCAAAACAGCATTACTATTGGCATCAAAGTTACCGGTAGACCAACGAACCGGTAACGCGTTACTGATTGTCCAACTCGCCACGGGTAAAAAATTCTCATTCAGCAACATAATGACCACATCAGCATAAATCGCTTTTTCCCCGCGCAAGACATGATCAAATATCAGAGTGAGTGGTGTCACGGTCATCACACCGCGTTCCAACACCAAACTACCGTGTTGGATCTTATCGGCCAGCCAGACATTTCTGGCATTCTCCCCCCCTTGATTGTGTTGAGTCGTTTGCAATTCACGGCTGAGGCCCGATATCTGCTGAAAGGCAATATCAAATGGGCTGGGAATATTGTTAAAAAGAAAACTGGCGATAAAACGGTGTGACACTGATGGGGTGTAGAGGTTATGCATATTTTGCCCCTGTTTATTAACTTAATCGGGTTGCGCCGGTACGAGTATCAAACGTTAAGTTCAGCTCAATAAATTCCGCCGGAATGAGCAGAGACAATTTGATTTTCATGATCATTTTCCCGGCCAGCACATCCGCTTCACTCATTGATTCATCAACACCGAGTAATATGTCAAATGCCCGCTCTTCCTGGGTACCTGACAATCCACCTTTTAACCATAACTGATGCAGCCAGTTGTAGGTTTGGCCCTTAAGTTTCATCCAGGTGATCGGATTATTGGGTTCGAAAACAAAGGCCCGGCCCAGTCGGGTTATATGAGCTTCAATATAGGAGACCAGACGGCGAATTTGGATATAGCGCCAAGGGGAGTCAGGTGTGTTGTCCAGAGTTCGGCATCCCCAGATTTTAATCCCTTTGCCCGGAAAACTGCGAATCAGATTCAGCGGAATGTCGTCATCTCGATTAAAGAGTGCATCAGCTTCAATAAAAGAGCGTACCGGGCTAACCACTTTGGCTAAAGCCACATTAGCAGGGGCGGTCCATATGCCTTTCCGATTATCGTGATTCTGGATGACAGCAGCGACCGCCGCGGTAGGCGAAAGGATGAGATGTTTACCACTTTCTTGGTATGCACTTTTCAGTCCCGGCCAGTATACCGCTCCCCATTGCCGATCATTTGAAGAAAATTGCGCTAAACATTTAGCCGCTAATGCTGGGTCATCAGGAGCATCCAGCAATCCCATGATGCCACGCCGACTTTTACCAAGATCAAACACTGACTGCCAGAACTGTAACCAAAGATCTATGGTGGCGTCAGGCTCCCCCTCCTGATTAAAGCGGACAATATCAGGGACCACAATCAGTGTGATAGTACTCTCCGCGGCAATAGCCTGTTTAATCCATTCCTGTTGTAGCGCAGTGATCAATGACTGAAAATCTTTTAATTGCTCATCAGAACCCAGTGGCAGTACATAGGCTTGTTGACCACCATTTTCAAAAAAGTGGCGTACGGAGTAGTACATTAATCCTGACTCCCGAAATTTCAGGGTAAAATTGGTCAAGCTGTTTATTTCGACGACGGTTTTATCACTGATATGGTTGTTTTTAGCCGGTTGGATACAACCAATAAAAACCGGTACACCGATAAATGCATCATCCTGCTTCTGGGATATCAGGTTTTCCGTTACTGTGACGCCCGGCTGTTTAATCGCCATTGTCGTTTCCTCAACAGAACAGGCGCGGCAAACCGCGCCTCAGTATGGTTACTGTGCTACTTTTTGCGAAAATTTCAGGATGATAAATTCAGCCGGGCGTACTGCCGCCATACCCACTTTGACGATCATTTTTCCTTGCTTAATATCGTCGTCGGACATGGTGACATATTGACCAATTTGGACAAAATAGGCTTCTTGGGGACTACTGCCGACCAGCGCCCCTTGTTGCCAGAGTTGATGGAGATAGTTGTCAATGGCTGACCGCACCCGCTCCCAAGTTGGTTGACTATTGGGTTCAAAAACAGCAAATCGCATTGCCTGTTTGATATCCCGTTCTGCCGCATTAAATAAACGCCGTACCGGAATATAGCGCCAGTTGTCATCATCTTTCAGGGTACGTGCGCCCCAAATCAGTGTGCCTTTGCCGGTAAAGTAACGGATAGCATTAATGCCCGCTTTATTCATCCTGCTTTGATCGTTGTCGGTAATTACCTCAACAGGTTTTGCATTATTTAATGCTACATTGGCTGGCGCTTTCCAGACCCCCCGACTGGCATCGGTTGCCGCATAAGCACCCGCAACTGCGGCACTTGGGGGTAAGATGATTTTAGTCGCTTTAAATTTGTCATCGACAGCTTTTTTAGCTTTAACATATTCCTCTGGTGAAGCTGTTTTCAATGTTTCCAGGTTATTAGCTGATGGATCCTCATAACCACTCAGGACAATATCAGCCTCCGCTGGCTGGTTATAAGTAAAAGAAGCCTCTAAATCAGGATAATAAACAGCGGTTTTATCCGGCTGTGTAGTTGGTTTATCTTCCCCATCTGTACTATCAGCAATCAGGAAATAACCCACTTTGTCTTTTAACAGAGAATTTACTCCACTGTAAACCTCCTGTTTTTGACTGGGTGCTAACGTTTCATCCGTTTCAGGGCAGAGCAGTAAGGTGATCTCCTGCTGTTTTTCTATCAAGTCCGGCAGAGTTGCTAATTCATATTTTACCGCCTTAGCAGTCTTTACTGCTGTAGCTGCTTTTACTTTCGGAATATCAGTTGTCGCTGCCGCTACCAATGGCAACAAATAACAAACACCACCGCCATTACTAAAATAATGCTGCACAGCAAAAGCACTGAAAGAAATGGTCTTGACATCGGCAACATAGGTATAGGTTTTTTTAACTTCCTCATCCACTGAGATACCACCACCGATTTTAGCATTTTTCTGACTATTTTTGAGTGGCTTAGGAACAGTCTCCGCGCTTATTTCTGCCTTTTCTTCTGCTTTTTCTTCTGCTTTTTCTTCTGTTGTTTCCTCTGTTGTTTCCTCCGTCTTTTCCTCTGTAGCCTGTATTGACACTATAAAAGATGAAGATAATGAAAACTGAGAGATAAAATCTAACCAACTGGTGATTTTAATACAGCTACCCTGTTCTATTTGGCTCCCATCCTTTCTGAAAAACTTACCAATAAAAACCGGAATAGCCGTTGGGCTGGTGCTAATTGATAACGATAGCGAAGCATCTTCCTCAATATAAACACCGGGTGTAGTATATGCGTCAGACGGCATTATGACTTCCTCATTCAATTTAGATGATTAAACTATTAAGCAGGCCACAATTATTTACCGAGCTTGCCCAATTGATTGGCTAAACTGCAAAATAATAAATTCCGCAGGACGAACAGCAGCCATACCAATTTTGACGATCATTTTGCCCTGTTTAATATCGTCATCAGTCATGGTGGTATCCTTACCAATTTGAACAAAATAAGCCTGTTCAGCTTTATTTCCCACCAATCCACCTTGTTGCCAAAGGGAATAAAGATAATTATCGATAGCTCGACGCACTATTTCCCAAGTGGGTTGACTGTTAGGTTCAAAGACCGCGAAGCTCATGGCATTTTTAATGTCCCGCTCTGCGCTGTTAAACAGGCGGCGAACAGGGATATAGCGCCAATTATCACTGTCCTCAAGTGTACGGGCCCCCCAAACCAATGTGCCGCTCTTAGGAAAGGTGCGGATCATATTCAGCGCCTTTCCTTGGTTATATTTCCCTTGCAGATCGTCAGTCACCAGATATTTAGGTTGTAATCCACCTTGAATAGCCACGTTAGCCGATGCTTGCCAAACACCCCGGCTGTTATCGACACGGGCATAAATACCCGCCATCACTGCGCTGGGAGGAATATCAACCTTGGCTTTTTCATCTCCCCATTCAGCGGTCAGCCAAGGATAATAAACCGCGCCATAATGAGTAGCAGGATAAGATTCGAGTACATTTTCCGTTTTTTCCATTTCCGTTTTTTCCACACTGGTGGTGCTATTCCTTTTAGTAGGAGTATCTTTAGAGGCATCGTCTCCTTTGGTGACATCAGATTGTGGGCCATCAAAAATGGCAAATAGTCCTTTTCCCGGTTGGCAGAGTATCCCTACGGCAACTTTGATGTCTTCTCCAGCAGCAACCAGCAATGTGACATCGTCGAGTTTTGGAACTTGTTTTTCTAAATCTGTGGTTTTGACGAGATAACAATATCCACCGCCGTTAATAAAATAGGCGCGCAGTGAAATATCAAGCTTATCACCAGAATCAAATGGCCTGCCTTTTAGTGTCAGATATTCCAACCAGCTATTAACTCGAAGAGAGGTACTCGCTGATACAAATGAATTGTCATCTTCGACAGCAAAAACAGGCACCGCCGTTGCACTTGAACGAATAGAGAGCGCCAATGAGGCATCTTCTTCAATATAGACACCCGGATAAGATGTAACAGTTGTCATAATATTAGCCTTTAAAAACCACTGAATGGATATGCCAAGCTATTCGTGGCACCAAACAGTGTATTAATGGAATTCCACAGTAACCCGATCGGCTTTCAAACTAATCTCCTGCACCGCAACTTCATTACTGGAAGCATCAAAACTGGGCGCAGTCAATTTTTCTGGGAAAGCATTAGAAATATTCCAGGTAATTAGCAAGCTTGAACCGGTTTCATCAGTCAAGCTGATAGAAATATCTTTCTTTTCTATCTGATTAAGCGAAATAGAATTAATCCAATCGTATAATTTAGATTGCCCTTTAAAAATACCGCGTTTCAAGGTAATCGTTGGTCTCTGACGCTGACCAGGCATTTGTAACCAGTTACCAATTCCATCACGATATTCAATTGTGTCATAGCTGATATCTAATCCCGATACGCTTTGAAAAGACATTTGTTCATCACCAACAGTAACGACAAAACGGTAAGTGGGAATGGGGTATTGAACAGCAATTTGCTCGGCAGTTGTAGACATTGTTATTTCCTTCTAAGGAGTTTATTACATTTATAAGCTGGGTTAGAATACTCATCATTATCATTTCAGGTACGCTACCGCCCTTAGGTATCATGCCTAATTCTGCTAATTCTGGTATATCCGCCTGGCTTTATATTCATATATCCACATACTCATTAAAGAATGAGGCGATCTAACGACTACTGACCAATGACTAACTCAGTTAATACGTGATAAACATCACGTTGGCGTTATTCATAGCTAAATAATCACGCGACCACACCTAAATAAAAGTTAAAAATAAAAATTAATTATTTTAATTTATATTTTTCCAAATAATTCAATATCATAGAACAAAGCCATTCAGTTAATTGGGTTATTATTCATGATCACTTATTCACTCATTAATCCCTAAAAAGTTCTTATCTATATTATGAATTATGAAAATTTCCTCTGTTTCCAAAGTAGATAGATAATTCACCACAAATATAAAAAAACTGATAAATAATTATCATTAATTTTATTTCTTAATAAGAAACAGAAAAATAACCCACATGACAAAATAAAATAAAAAATTTTAAATCATTTATTTTCTTGCATTACTCATGCAGAAATTATATAAATTTTAACAGGCATAAGCCTATTTGAGCTCTCCTAGCTATGACGAATAGACAAACACTAAACAGAGGCAGAGAATGCGTTATGCTGAAAATAACTAGAGATGTTTATTTAGACTGTGACTCAAACAAAATAATCCATGGTAAAAATATATTCGTTATTACGGAAAAAGAGAAACGCCTGCTACTCGCACTGTGGGAACATGCATCGCAAGGGAATACGTTAAACCGGGAGCAACTCATCCCTTTAGTTTGGCCTGAACGCAAAAATGGTGTAGCAGAAACCAATCTGCTGCAATTGATCTGTAAATTACGCCGAACACTACGCTATTGTGACTTGGGTGAAGCAATCCACACCGTATACCGACAAGGCTATCGTTTTATCCTGCCATTTCAGGATAATGAACAAGATGATAGTCAGTCAAAAAATACCCAATTATCCACGTCCACTGATACAACCCCAAAGCCGTCTTATTGGCGTTTCACCAGACTTATTATTATGTTCATTACGGCAAGCATCTGGCTATCAACTATCCTATATACCGCCCCTTTTCTGACTAAGAAATAATGATGACTTTTATACCCAATAGATTTCAAGTTGCAGCGCGGCGGCAAGTGAACGCATTCCCTGGAGCATAGATAACGATGTGACTGGGGTAAATGAACGCAGCCAACAAAGCAGCAACTTGAAAGATGAAGGGTATATTTGCAGATCGGTTAATTCACCGTCAATGGAGGTAATTAAAGTTATCAACTCTCCTCCGCGGCTCACTCAGTAATTGATGGGCCGCTTTAATAAGAAAATATCATGACTCATAACGATGAGAAAACACGCCCACCATTAACAGCATTGAGGTTATTTGTTTTTTCATTGATGTAATTCCTTCGTCATTAAATAGAGTACTGCGCTACCCTCAGGTAATTGATTAATAACGATATGGTCGCTATTTGTCAGGTGAATTACGCCAGTCAGCATAGCTGATGTCAAAAATACAAACAGCGGCCCTGGCTGGCCAAAAGAGTGATCGATTAAATGAATCGGGTTCTCCGGGGAGAAATTGAGTGAATTATCATAACTGTAAATCATCAGCTCAGTCCGCACCTTGTCAGTGATACCCGTTACCCAAAGGTGTTTCATGTTCTTTTTATCAATACGGTTATATTCAAACAATACATGCAAATCTTTTATTATTTCTCCCGGTAACGAAGGTAAAGGCCGCCCCATGCCAGCAAGAATGTTTAACTTCTTTTGAGTAGCAAATTTTGTGGATGAGAATAGTTGAGCAGACACAAATTCACTGTACGCCTCTCTGTCATCCTTAGCAGGCCAAAGCTGCAATGCGATAACCATGATCAGCCCCTCAAAAGTCGCCTCATTATATAACTTATCGATCTCATCCCGGTTCGCTATGTGTACCCGTTGAACTTTCCAGTGTTGACCAATCAATTCCTGATCGCGAGACAAATCGATAGAAGGGGATTCTGCGAGATAAACCTTACGCAAAAGGTAGCGATAACCCGGGCATTGTTTTTCAAAATCCTGATCAATTTTATCCAATAATTGCGGGATATCTCTTGATGGCGAAAATAATGCACGCCCTCTATGAGGAAAAGCAGGAATATCTTTCGAATCACCTAATAGTGATGCCATGCCTTGTTGTTCAGGCGTCAAAATAATATTACCGACCACAGCCAGTTGTTTTCTGCTCCATTGCTGCCATTGGAAACGGGTTTCAGCACTGGCCTCTTCCCAGGCATACGCTGCCGCGCAATATTGCTCATAGCGATTTAACACTGCGCCGAATAACATCAGCCATACCAAAAAGGAAGGTAAACTGCTATAAAGCGCCGCGTGAACGAAATCGGTCGTGTCTTTTAGAAAAGCATAAACGAGTGATTAGGTAGGTTGTAGTACGGACGACCACATTCATCATATTCAGGATGAAGATAAATTTCATTTTCTTTTTCAATTGGTTTATCCATTATCTACTCCTTATCTTCTATTGCGTTAATGGGATGAGTTGTTTCTGGATAAGGTTATTCTCTTAACGAGTGTCTACAGAAACCAATATAAATAACATGGAAAACATAACATATCAAAAAAAGCCAAACAATATGAAATTTATTTTCAGGAAAGATTTCATTGATTCTTTTAATCTGGATTACAGAATTACTTCAGTAACAGTTTTTCTGTTTTATACTTTAATAAATTACAAATGCAATGATTCACCCCTATTCCATCGACTTTCATTAAATATATTTTTATTTAAATTTCAATATGTTATATTAAATAAATCAATGTAAAAGAGTCAATTTATCTATTCTATCATTGCCATCC